GAGACGTCCCTGACGTACTCGGCCGTGTTCGCGTGCGTGACGCTCATCGCGAGTGACATCGCCAAACTTGGCCTCCGCCTCGTCCAGGTCGACGACGACGGCATCTGGTCCGAGACCACGAACGCCGCCTTTTCGCCGGTCCTCCGGAAGCCGAACGGCTACCAGAATCGGATCAAGTTCATCGAGCAGTGGATGACCTCAAAACTCATTCACGGGAACACCTACGTCCTCAAACAACGCGATAACCGCGGCGTGGTCGTGGCGCTCTACGTCCTCGACCCGACGCGCGTCACGCCGATGATCGCGACCAATGGCGAGGTCTTCTACGAACTCAAACGGGATGACCTGGTCGGGGTCGGGCTCGACAACTCTGGCCAGCCGCTCGATCGGATCGTCGTGCCGGCGCGCGAGATCATTCACGACAAGATGGTGACGCTCTACCACCCGCTGGTCGGCGTCAGTCCGATTCATGCGTGCGGCGTGGCGGCGTCCCAGGGGCTGTCGATCCAGAACAACTCCGCGGCCTTCTTCAAGAACGGATCGCAACCGTCCGGCATTCTCACGACCCCCCAGGACCTGACCGACGAGCAGGCCGCCGACGTGAAAGCGAAGTGGACCGCCGGGTATACCGGCGACAACGTCGGCCAGGTCGCGCTCCTCAGTCACGGCCTCACCTACGAACAGATGGCCGTCAACGCCGCCGACGCGCAACTGATCGAGCAGCTCCAGTGGACCGCGACGACGGTGTGTTCCTGCTTTCACATTCAGCCGTATATGATTTCGATCGGGGACCCGCCCCCGTACGCGAACATCGAACCGCTCACGATTCAGTACTACTCGCAGTGCCTGCAGGAAAAGATCGAGAACCTCGAGTTGTGTCTCGACGAGGGGCTCGAGCTGCCCAAGCCCTACGGGACGGAATTCGATCTCGACGACCTGATGCGGATGGATTCGGTCTCGAAGAACCAGGCCGCGGCGACCGCGATCAACTCGGGCGGGATGACGATCGACGAGGCGCGCAAGAAGTACTTCGACCTCGGACCGGTCCTGGGCGGCGACACGCCGTACCTGCAGCAGCAGTATTGGCCGCTCGCGCAACTGGCGACCCGGCCCATCCCGGCATTGACCGCCGCGCCGACGCCCGCGCCGGTCGTCGAGGACGACGAACCCGCGACCCCCGACGAACTCGACAAGGCGTATCAGAAAGCGATGACCGTCTATGCCGCGGCTTGATGATGTCGCGACCCTCGTCGGCGTGTCGATGAAAGCGGCCATCGCCCCGGTCGTCGCCGAAGTCGGGACCCTGTCGCGCGAGCTCGCCGCGGCCCGTGCGGAACTCGCGACGCTCAAGGCGATCGCGCCCGTCCCCGGTCCCCCGGGTCCCGCGGGTCCCCCCGGCGCCGACGGGAAGGACGGGGCCGTCGGCGTGACCGGGCCGCCCGGCGCGATCGGGAAGTTTGCCGACAGTTACCGGGACGTGTGGGACGGCGCGAAGACCTACGCCCAGGGCGACCTCGTGACGGATGACGGGTCGATGTGGCTCTGTAAGGACCTGACGACGAGCGACCGCCCCGGCACCTCCGCGGCGTGGAAGCTGATCGTCAAGCGCGGCCAACACGGCCGGGATACGAAGGCGCGCTAATGCCCGCGCCCGCGAAACTCGTCACGCTCACGCAAGCCAAAGCGCACCTAAACATCACGATCCCCCCGGGCGATCCGGCGGACGTCGAGATCCAGGACATGCTCAACGAAGCCGAGGAAACGGTCCTCAACTACCTCAAGGGCGCCGGCGGGAAGGCCGTCGACTGGGTCGACCCGGTCACCGCACCCGGTCCCGTGACCGCCGCGATCAAACTCCTGCTCGGCCAGCTCTATCAACACCGCGGCGACGATGAGGCCGACGGCGACGCCTTCTGGATTCGGATCGATCGCCTCCTGGCGCGGTACCACACCCCGGGGGTTGCATGATCGGGGACTGGTCGACCCTCGTGACGTTCCAAGAACGCGCGACCGCGCCCGATGGCGCGGGCGGCTACACCGAGACCTGGCAGGACCTGAACCCGGCGACCTGGAAGGTGTCGATCGAGCCCGCGGCCGCGGCCGACCTCGAGCGCGTCGCCGGCGGGACGGTGCTGACCCAGCAGACGTCGATCGTCCGCGGGCGCTATCACCCCGGCGTCTCGACGGGGACGCGCATGCTCTACAACGGAAAGACCTACGCCATTACCGGCGCGGTCCCGGTCACTGGGCGCCCGCCTGAGATGGCCCTGGCCGCGGTGGAGACAGTGACGCCATGAGCGCGTCGCTGACGTTTATCGGGATGGATGAATTGCGGAAGGCGCTCCTCGAGCTACCGGCGACCCTCGCGTATCAGGCGGCGGCGATCGTCGAGGGCGCGGCCGACGGCGCCGCCGCGGAGATCAAGGCGGCGTATCCCGAAGGCGAGACCGGCAACCTAAAGCGCGGCGTGCGCGTGGGGACCAAGGGCGGCGGGCCGCACACCGTCCGGCGCGTGGTGCGCTCGACCGCGGCCCATGCAACGTTGTTCGAGACCGGCACGCAAACGCGCCAGACGTCCCTCGGCTACAACCGCGGCTTTATGCCCGGCGCGAATATCTTCGTCCCGGTCGTGGTCCGTCGTCGCCGCGAGATGTTCGAGCAGCTCGTGGTGATCATCGAGAAGGAGGGGCTTGATGTCCGTGGCTAACGCCGCCGCCGTCGACGCCGCGATCCTGACGGCCCTGGCGACCGACGTCACGCTGGCGGCGCTCCTCCCCGGCGGCGTGTATCGCGACGTGGCGCCGGCGAATCGTACGCGGTTCGCGATCGTCCAGCAGCAGACCCATGAGGACGTCGAGGGATTTGTCGCGCCGCTCTATGAAGCGTTTCAGTACCGCATCACGGCGCGGATCCTCGAGACGACCGGCGGCGACGCCGACGCGGCCGCGGATCGAATTCATGTGTTGTTGCAGGACGTCCCGCTCGTGGTCGCCGGCTACACCTGGATGTCGACGCTTCGGGTCGACCGGGTCCGCCTGACCGAAGTGGACGCGACCGATAGCGACATTCGCTGGCAACAGGCCGGCGGCGATTACGAAGTGTTTGTGAGCCCGACCTAAACCCCGACGAAAGGATCAAGCAATGGCGCGTATTCATGGCAAGAAGGGGGACGTCCTCCTCGACCCGACCGGCGGGGACCTCGGTGTCTCGCTCGCCTCGACCGACTCCTGGGAACTCAGCCTCGAGAAGGACCGCGTCGACGTGACGTGTTTCCAGGACGAGAACAAACAAAGCGTGCTGGGTCTCCCGTCCTACTCGGGGAGTATGACCGGGTGCTGGGATTCGGCGACGACGCCCGAACAGCTGTTCTCGGTGATCTTCGGCGACGTCCCCGCGATGATCACGCTCATCCCGAACACGATCGAACCCACGTTCCTGTTTAAGGGCCTCGGCAACCTGGACGGGGCGATCTCGGTGAGTGCCAAAGGCGCCGTGACCTGGTCGTCGAAATTCGACGCCGCGGGGAACTGGGTGATGGAACAGGCGAACCAGGCGCGGCTCGACGCGCGGTACCGCACCGGCCAGGATGCCGTGACTCCCTAAGCGATGCTGCCGGGACTGGTCCGCGGGCAGGGCGGCGAGATCCGCTGGGCGTATTACACCGCCGCGGGCGTCGAGGGCTGGACGTTGCTGCGTGACCCGAAGACGCCGCGGGGCGCCAAGCCGAAGTGGTCGCTCACGGCGCGGATCGTCGGGTCGGACAAGTTCAAGATGGCGCAACGGCCGTTGCTGTTTGTCGCGATGTTCGGCCGCGGGCGCTCCGTGTGGCCGATCGAAGAGTTTCGGATTGTGAATGATGCGCTCACCGCGACCCTCGGGCCGCGCGAGGATTACTGAGGATCCATGTCCCGATTCGTCCGCCCGAAGACCCGCACGCTCACCCTGGAGAACGGGGACCAGCTCATCGTGCGCGAACAGCTCACCGCGGGCGAACAGCGCGCCCACTTCGCGCGCGTCTACACGACCGCGCCCGACGGGCGGCTCAGTGTCAATCCCCTGAGGATCGGGATCGGGGTGATCGTCGCGTACCTCCTCGACTGGAATCTCCGTGACGACCATGACCAGCTCGTGTCGATCCGCGACCTCTCCCCTGACGAACTCGAGCGCGTGATCGATTCCCTGGATACGGAGAGCTTCGCGGAGATTCGCGCGGCCATCGAGGCCCACGACGCCGCCATGCTGGCCGCGCGTGCGGAAAAAAAAAGGACCCGGGTTGGCGAGCTGGTGTCGTGAGTGATCTGATCATCGCGCGGCGCTTCGGCTGGCGGTATGAGTGGGTCCGCGACCTCGAGGCCGACGTGCATCAAGTGTTGATTGAAGAACTGACCGCGGAAGCGGATCGGGCGGACCGCGACTAATGGCTGTCACGGGCGTCTTTACCGCTGACTTCTCGAACTTCGACAAGGCGGTCCAGCAGTCCGAGGCGAACCTCGGCAAGCTCGACACGGCGGGTGGGAAGGTGTCGCGCTCGCTCGCCTTGATGACCGCGGAACAAGAAAAACTTCTCACGTCGATCGGGGCGGCCGGCGGGCGTATGGAGGAGATGGGCGAGAAGACGGGCGCGGCCGCCGAACAGGTCAACGCCATGACCGTGGGATCCCAAGCATTAGCGGGTATCCTCGGAACGGCGGGCGCCGGCATCCCCGGGTTTATCAAAAACCTGGACGCTCTCGCCCAGGCATCCGGCAAGACCGCCGCGGCCCTCGGCACGTTCGCAACCGCGAGTCTCATCGAGAAGGCGTGGAAAGTCGGCTGGGCGATTGGCGAGTGGGCCGATGAATGGCTGCACCTCTCGGATGCGATTGCTGGCGCGAGTGAGCAACTCCTGAAGGCGGAATCCGCGGCGGCCAAGCAAGACACGATCAACGCCGCGATCCGCCAGGGCGGCACCGACGTCCGCACCTATGCCGACGCCGTGAAATACCTCAGCGAACTGCATCAGGTCAACACGGACAAGGCGATCAATTGGCGCGGTGTGTTGTCGGACGCCCATCGCGAAGTCCGGAACCTGACCGCGGCCCAAATTGAAAGCATTACGATCGCCCAGGAATCCGGCGCGACCGTCGAACAGATCACCCACAAGTACGGGGTGAGTGCGCTCGCCCTGCAACTCCTGGCCGACAAGCAAGACGCCGCGTCGGCCGCGGCGAAGGCCCACACCGCCGAACTGAAAGAGCAGGAACGCGCCGCCGCGGCGCTCGATAAGCAGTACGAGAAGTTAATGTCCGACACCAAGAACGCGAACCAACTCGCGATCATGAATGCGGACGCCGCGGCCTTAGAGACCGAACGCAACAACGCGAAGGCCGTCAGCATCAAAGGGATCACGGACGTCCTGGGCGCGATGGCGACGGCGCAGGGCGCCGAGGCCAAAGCCCAGCAGCAGTACACCGAGGAACAGGCGAAGCTCGACGCCGAGAACCAGAAAGTGATCGCCTCGATTGACGGGATGACCGTCGCGCATACCGCGGCCGGCGCCGCCGCGGAAGCCTCGACCCTCGCGACCGTCGGCGGCTACCAGGCCGTGGCCGCGCAAGTGGAGATCACCGCGGAAGGCGTCCGCGCCTGGCTCGACCTGATGCGCGCGACCAATGCGGCGAATGCGCTCCTCTCGCAGAACTCGCTCTTTACGACGGGCTCCATGCTCGAGAACCAATCGCGCATCGGCGGCGCCTTCTCCCCGATCCCTGGGTTCGCGTCGGGCGTGCAGAACTTTGAGGGCGGCCTCGCGAAGGTGCATGGCGGCGAGGTTCTCGCGAACCTGGCGCCGGGGACGTCGGTCTTTCCGAAGGGGTCCGGGTTCGGGAACGTCCAGATGTCGAACGTCTTCAACCTCGTCGACTCCGAGTCCAACCTCGCGCGGAAAGTCTCGGACCTCATCATGCGCAACATTCGAGCAGGGACCCAGGTCGGGACGGCCTAACGTATGCCTTTTGACGCGCACAAGAATCTCGCGATCACGACGCTGGTCCTCGCGCCCGACCCGCCGACGTCGGGGACGTCGATCGGGATCGAGGCCGCGGGCCAGGCGTACTTCCCGGTCGCCCCGTTCAACGCGACGATCTGGCCCGCCGGCCAACCGCCGACCCCGGTCAATGCGGAAGTGGTGCGCGTCACGGCGATTACTGGGCAGTTTTTTACGATCGTCCGCGCCCAGGAGGGGACCGCCGCCCGGGCGATCCAGTATGGGGATCTCATCGCCGCGACGATCACCGCGAAGGTGATCACGGACATCGAGTCGGGGCTCCTGTTCCCGGATCTCTGGGTCAACACGCCGACGCAGTTTGGCTATCCGTCGCGGATCGCCGTCAAGTCGAACATTGCAACGACGCTCGGGATGAACATCGGCACCACCACGGACTCGCCCGGCGGGTCGTTCGTCGGGTTCTACAACGCCGGGAACAGTTTGCAGGGGTCCATCTCGGCGCCGAATGCGACGACGACGGCCTACAACACGACGTCGGATGCCCGCCTCAAGGACGACCTCGGCGCGGTCGGCCGCGACCTGGCGGCCGATGTCCTGCGTCAGACCGTCGTCCATGAATTCACATGGAAAGTGGACGGGACCCCCGGCCGCGGCGTGTTCGCCCAGGAGGCGATCCTCATCGCTCCCGGCGCCGTCACCGTGGGGACGGATGAGACGACCGAGGCGGGCGCGCTCCGCAAGCCCTGGGCGGTGAACTATCCCGCGTATATTCCCGACCTAATCGTCGGCTGGCAGCAGCACGACGCGCTGGTGGTCGCGCTCACGGCGACGATCGCCGCGCTCGAGGCCCGCGTCGCGGCGCTCGAGGCCGCGCTCCCGTAGGGTCCCCATGTTTGGCGGGATCACGTTTGCCGGCGCGGCGTTTGCGGGCGTCGTCGGGGTTATCTCGACGCCGCTCCCCCTCCCCGGGACGGACGTCGGGATCACGATCGGCGGGGTCGACATCCGGGACCGGGTCCGTGTCGGGTCCCTGACCATTCACGACATCCTGAACGACACCCCCAATACCGCGACGTTTGCGATCGAGCGGGAGGCGCCGGCCGTCGGGCAACGGGTCGCGATCACGCTCGGGGGGCGGCTCCTCTTCGCGGGCGCCGTGCAAACGGTAGATCAGGCGTACGAGTCGAAACCGATCCACCGTGTGTGGCAGGTGACGGCGATCGACGACACCGCCGCCGCCAACGCGCGCCGCCCGTTCGGGACCTGGGTCGAGACGTCCGCGACCACGATCGCGCAGAGCCTCACGACGACCTACGCGCCGGGGTTCGCGACCAGTGGGATCGCCGCCGGGCTCCCGGCCGTCACGATCGTGTTTGACGGCGCCGACACGCTGATCGCCTGTCTCGCCCGCCTGGCGTCCGCGGTCGGGGGCTACACCAAGATCGAAGACCGGACGGTGTACCTCTTTGTGACGGACCCCGCCTCGGCCCCGGACGCGATCAATGACGTGAACCGGTTCCTCACGAACCCGCCGATCCAAATGAACACGGACGCCAGTCAGCTCCGCACCCGCGTCTATGGGAAGGGCTACGGGGAACCCGTCACCGCGGACCTGGCCGCCGGCGCGTCGATGTGGCCGATCCAGGACGGCGCGAACTTCCCCCCGTTGGGCGGCACGGCGATCGCGGGGGTGACCGCGGAGGGCGCGCAGTCGGAGAAGATCGCCTTTACCGGGGTCGTCCTCCAGAGCGGGGGCTCCCTCGTCGGTCCAGGGTCGAGCCCGACGAGCGCGCCCGTCGTGCAGCTCCAGGGCGGCGCCGGGATGACGGACGGGCTCCATACGGTGTCCGTCGCCTATCTGACGGCGACCGGGCGATCGCTGGCGAGCCCGCCGGCCTCGATTACGACGGGGCTCCATCCCGCCCCCGCGACGGCGCCCACGGCCAACCCCGCCACGCCTGGCACCGGCCCCGATCAGGGGTCGCACGACTACGGGGTGACGTTCGTCACGGCGTACGGCGAGACCGCGGGCGGCCCGGTCAGTAATGCCATCACGACCTCGGCGGCCTCCGGGCAACTCCCGGCCCCGGACGCGCTGGCCGCCCAGGCCGGGGTCGAGGGCGGCGGTCCCGATAATGGACAGCACCGCTACGTCGTGACGTTCGTCAATGCGACCGGGGAGACGACCGCCGGGGGAGAGTCAAACACGGTCACGGTCGGGCCGCAGCTCGTCGGGCAAACGCCGGACGTCACCGACCCCGGCGTCAGTAGTGTCGGCGCCGTGGCGACCACGGGCGGGAGCATCGAACCCGGGTTCAACTACGCCTGGTTCGTGACGTTCACGACCGCGGCGGGCGAGACGCTCCGGAGCGGCCCGGGGATCGCGACCATCCTGGCGCCGAACAATGCCGCGATCGTCACCATCCCGGTGAGTCCCGACCCGCGCGTGACGGGCCGTAAAGTCTATCGGTCGAATCAAACGGGACCGCCGATGCGGCTCTGCGCGACGATCAGCAACAACACGGCGACCTCATTCGTGGATACGGTGTCGACCGCGTCCATTGCGGGGAATGCCACAGAGCCCGCCGACAATACGACCGGGAACCCTGGCACGCTCACCCCGTTCAATCGGATCCCGCTCCTCGGGATCCCGACGGGGCCGGCCGGGGTGACGGGGCGTCGGCTGTATCGCGCGTTCAATGGCGCGGCCCAATTCACCCTGGTCACCACGCTCAGCAACAACACCGCGACCAGCTACACCGACACCACGCCCAACGCCAGCCTCGGCGCGGCGGTCCCGACGTCGAACACGACCGGGACCGCGGTGCAGCGGATCCCCCTGGCGAACATCCCGATCGGGCCGCCCGGCGTGACCGCGCGCAAGGTCTACCGCCGGTTCAACGGGGTCGGGTTCTTCTATCTCGTCGCCACGATCGCGAACAACACCGCCACGACCCTGACCGATAGCGTCACCAACGCCGCCCGCGGGCCGGCGGCCCCGGTCCCGACCGCGATCGGGAACCAGGTCCTGGTCACGCTCCCGACTGGGGCGTCGGCGGTGACGGCGCGCGAGCTGTACGTGAGCCCGGCCGGCGGGAGCCCACGGCGCCTCATCCAGACGATCGCGGATAACACCACCACGCAGGTCACGGTCACGGTCGCGGACGCCGCGATCACCGGCGCGCTCGAGCCGGGCGCTGATACCTCGGGCCTGCAGCAACCGTCCGGCCAGGTCACCCCGGGGTCGACCGTCCTCCCGGTGGCGGCGAGCGCGCCCTATCGCCCCGGCGGCGGCTGGGTCATCCTGGGCGGCGGCCAGGTCGTCAAGCACACCGGCATCAGCGGCAACTCCCTGACGGGCATTCCAGCGTCGGGCTCGGGCGCGATTACGACCACGGTGACGTACGGATCCCAGGCGATCCCCTCCCCGATGCTGGTCGGGGTGACGGGCCTGACGCGGCCGATGGCCAAGGGGAGCGCGGTCCATATCTGGATCCAGCGCGATGATCTCCTGGCGCAACAGGAACACGCCGCGCGCACGGGCGGCGATGGGATCATCGAATTCCTGATCGTGGATCAACGCCGCGGCGTCGCGTCCCTGACCGCGCGGTGTGATGCCGACCTGGCGCGATTCTCGCGTCCGATCGTCACCGTGGGCTATGCGACCCGCGACGTCAAGACGCGGTCGGGGAAACCGATCCAGATTTACCTCCCGTCGCAGGGGATCAACCTGACCCTCACGATCCAGGACGTGACCATCACGGAGATCGGGATCGCGCCCGGCCTCGCGCCGCGGTTCACCGTCCAGGCGTCGAGCGTCCGGATGAGTCTCGAGGACACGCTCCGTCGGCTGATTGCCGTCGGCCCCGCCACGGTGAACACATGACGGCGCTCGCGGTCCTCGCCGCCGTCGGGCTCGTGGTCGCGGTCGGGTGTGCGGCCTCGGTGTGGATGACGCCGGCCGGGGTCGAGGAGTATGCCGCGGTCCGGGTCCGGCTCTACCACGGTGCGGGCCAGTGCCGGGTCGAGATCGTCACGGCGACCGAGACGATCCAGACCCTGCCCGGCCGGTGTGCGCGCATCCCGCATCGGGTGACGCCGTGATCCGGGTGAACGGGGCGCGGTCGGTCCGGCCCCTGGCGTCCGTCCCGGGCGCCCAGGGCGGGCGATCCCCGGCGCCGACGTGTCCCAAGCGGTGCGATGTGGCGACCGCGCCAGAACCCGCCGGGCGCGATCGCTATGTGTGTGTGTGTTGTGGAACCGAGTTCACCTGGACCCCTGAACGGAAACCCTCATGATGACCATCGACCTCGTCCTGCTGATCGTGGCGTGCGTCTGTTTCCTGGCGGCGGCGCTGGGAGTGTCGAGTCCCCGGGTCAACCTGGTCGCCGCGGGCCTGGCGTTGTGGGTCGCGTCGATTCTGATCTAGTGCGTTAGTACGGCTTGCGTCTCGGCCGCTTCGCGCCCGGGGTCAGACGCGGGGTCTTCCAATAGGGGCTCTTACATTTCGGGCATACCGACGCGATATAGCCCGGGGTCTTCGGGATCCACTGGTGGCCGCAGCGCTCACACTGCCATCCCATCACAGTGATCTGCACGGATTTCGGCATAAGGCGCTAGGGATCGTGTCAGAGGGACACCGGCTGAACAATTATCTTTTAAAGTTATATACACCTTCGTTAGGTATCCCGCCATGCCTATAGTCGCCTACAGTGGCCGGTTGTCGCCGATGGCCTACTTGCTCGACCATCCCGGCCAGCACTACATCTTGTAGTTGCATACCTACAGCGGGGGATAGTTAAATGCCGCTCGCCCCCAATGACGGTGCGTGACGGGTCCCAGCCGGTCGCGCGCCAGAAGTCCCTTCCTTGTAAGGCCCGGAGTCGTTCGTCAGAGTCGGAGGCAGCGTCGCTATGTCGATCGTGCGTTCGCAGAAACCATCCCGCCGCCCGTTTGTTGGCAGTCCTTGGATCACCGTCAAAGACGCCGCCCAGCATCTCGGCGTCGGCGTCGACACCATTTACCTCGCCTGTGCCAGTCGCGGGCTCCAACACATCAAGATCGGACATTCCACGATCCGGCTCCGCCTGGAGTGGGTCGACACCTGGGCGGAGTCGCTCAGTAGACACCCCGGTTGAACGTATATACACTATACCCGGAGGGTATATACGAATGACCAAAGTGAAGCAGAAAACACCGCCGGCGCCCAAGGTCCCGATTTCGATTCGATTACGGCGTGAGACGCTCGAGACCTACCGCCGGACCGGGAGGGGGTGGCAGACCCGCTTGTCGGACGACCTCGATCGGCTCGCGTGCGCGTATCGCCCCGTTGGCCAGGCGAAAGGCGGCCGTTAATGCCCAAGCGGACCCCCAGCGGGACGAAGGGGCTCATGAAGCGGCACGGCCGCGGCTGTCCCAACCGCGCGACGCCCAGCCGGTGTGGGTGCGAGTGGCGGGGCCGGTATCGCACGCACGAAG